GTAGCATGCGACGTTGTCGATGATGTTCAGCGCGTCGACGATTGACAGGCCCTCGAATTCTCCGTCGCCGTTGCTCTTGAGCACGATACAAGGCCCCTTGATTGTCTGATAGACGGCGCGGTTTTCACCGCCCCAAATGGCGGTAACTGTATCGGATTCATACAGGCCGTTGTCGTTTACGACAAGGTCGTAATCAATGCCGTTGATTTTGATTGCGACGACGTCGATTGTGTCGCATCCGATTGCCTTGGCCAAATCCTTGTAACTCTCATGGTCGATTGTCAGCGGTTTCGGCACTTCGTTTCCTGTAAAAAGGATTGTTCTAAGTTTCTGCATTTCATTCTCCTTTGCGGTTCCTTTTGGTTCCCGCCTTTGTTTTTGTTCCTTACATCTATAACCTAACACCTAAAAAAGTGATTGTCAACAGTTTTTTGATATTTTTTTAATATTTTTTTGACAGTGCCTAAAACGGCCTTGAAAAGCGGTTTATTTGCGGTTTGATTGCGCGGGGCGGTTTTGTTCTTTGAATACATACGGCGCCCGCCTGTGCGCGCTACGCGTGAGCGTATGCGTATATATGCGCGTATGATTCGCGGCCTGTTTAAGCCGTATGACGCGCCGCCTGTTTTACTTTGCGCCGCTCATGGCGGGCGGATACAAGGCGGGGCGGGGCGGGGTGCCTTGGATGTTTTCGGCGGTTTCGTCGGCGGTTTCGGTTTCTGTTTTCGGTTTTCCGTCGGTGCAGGGAGCAGGAGGCAGGCGTCGGCCCTGTCGGATTGCGGTTTTCGGTTTCCGGTTTTCGTCGTCGTCACCGCCGGAGCTTCCGACGTGCTCGCCGGATATCCGGAGGAAGCTTCCCGGTTGTCGTCGGCGCTTCCCGTCGGCGGTTTCTGGCGGTGGTTCTGGGAGGCGTTTGGCGGTCTGGCGTCGGTCTGGGACGGAGGACGGCGGCGGGCGGTTTCGTCGCACAAACGGGACGCCCGCGGGCATAAAAAAAGGCCGTCAAACGACGGCCCGCGCGGTCGGCGCCCGCTTAGAGCGCCACGCGTTTCTTGACGATACGGAACGGCGTGCCGTCGTATCTTGTCACGTTGTCGATATAGTCGCGCAAATCTTGCCGCGCGTCCTTGATGTTGTCGCAAATGGTGACAGTTTCAAAGCCATCGCCATAGTTTCCTTGTACGTGATACTCGTCTCTTGTTTTTCTTGTATACATGCGTTTTTTCCTTTGCTCTTGCGCTTGCGGTTTAGTTTTCGGCGTGAAAGTGTACGGACGCCTTGCCGTTGTTGTCCATGATTTTATTCGCGATAAAGACGGCGGCGTTGTTCGTTATGCTCTTTATGCGTATCATTTGCGGGTGCCTGTCCTTTACGTAAATCATAAACACGTAGTTGCGCGGTTTTTCAAATGCACACGCGGCGGCGGTTTCTTTTATGCGTGCGCGGGCGTCCTGTGCCCAAGTGTACGCGCCCGCGGCCCTGTGTGAGCGACGGCCCTGTGCCTGTGCTCTTGCCTGTTCCTGTGCCTGTTCCTGTGCCTGTGCGGCCCTGTCTGTGTGTCTCATTGTATATTGTCCTTTGCGCCCTGTCGGCGCCGTTTCGCGGCCCTGTGCCTGTGCGGCCCTGTGCCTGTGTGTGCGGCCTGTGCCCGCCTATGCGTGCGCGGCCTTTGTCTTAATTTGCCCGCATTGCCGCTAAATCGGCCCTGTAGGCGTTTTCTTTTGCTTTGCCGCCTGTTGATACATCCGACGGCGCGCGGCGGCGTTGGCGGCCTTTTACGCACGCGCCTGTGTGTGCGCCTGTGTGTGCGCCTGTGTCGGCCCGTCTTGCGCCCTGTCGGCGGCCCTGTGCGGTCATGGCCTACAGGGCGCGCCCGCCTTGACCTTGTAGGCGTCGGCGGCGTTGAGCGCGTCAATCTGTGTTTTGATATCCTTGCCGTTAATAATGGCTTGTGCCGACAGATACAGGGCGCCCGCGGGCAATATCGCCTTAATGATGTTGAGCGCGTCCGTCTCATGTGCAAGCGGACTACCTAGACCAAACCGGACGCCTTGCCAATGCTTATTGCAACAAGCCTGTATAAACTCAAAAACGCGTAAATACGACGGATGACAAAGCGGAAACATAAAGCGGGAAATATTGGCGCGGGCGTTGGCGTCCTTTACCTTTAGGTCTAGCACGCTATAGTTGTTATCGCCGCCGCGTTGAAGTGTTACGTTGAATACGTGCACGTTGACGCTATATCCCGCTTTCTGTAGGCCGCCGATATAGGCCGCTATCTGTGTAGAGGCCGCTTCCAATTGTGCCGCGCCGACGCTAGCAGAGGCGCACACGTCAACATAGACAGATATAACTCTGTTGTGCACGTTTACAACCTGTGTGTGCATGTTGCGCGGGCGGCCCGCAAGAACGGCGGGCACACAAGGACAAGCGCCCGCATAGAAAAGGCCGCGCGTCACTGTCGGCGCGCATGATTTGGCGCTATCAAATGCGGCCTTTACGGCGTTTATGTGCTTTGTGTAGCCATTTGAGAACAGGCCGACGGCGTCGGCGTAACTGTTGACGCCGTCGCCATACCATTGACGACCGTCGTCGTTATAGTCGCCGCCTGTCAACTTGCGCATAGTCTCTTCTTGAACGGCGTTAACCTTGCCCGCTTTGAAATCTTCACACATGCGCGTGCAGTCTTCAATCAGTGCCGTCTCATTTGCAAAGGCCGAAACTTGAATATTGAGCGCCTTTGTCTTGGTTGCCTGTAGTGTTATGTTTGTGTCTTGTCTCATTGTCTCTTGTCCTCTTCTCAGCATGCCAAAGCGTCAACGGCGGTATACATGGCGCGGGCGTATTTGTTGCCTTTGTCGTCCAATGCGTTATACAGGCGGCGGGCGTCTTCTTTGCAAAGGCCCTTGATAATTGCGGCCTGTACCAATAACGGCAAATTGTCGGTTACTGTCTCCATTACGGCGATATTCTGCAATGCTCTATAGCTACAAACGAAATCAAGAGCGCAAGCGGCGGCGGCGCGGCGCACGTCGTGCACATAGTCAACAAGGGCGGCATTGTTTCCAGTCTGTGCCATTTCAACGGCCCTGTTATAATCGACGCGCAAGGTCATAAAGCGGTCAAGCGTCGACGCGTCGATAGCGTTACGGCCTGTGTAGAGATTGTCGGCGCCGTTTCCGTAGGTATTGCCCGCGGCGATAACCTTGAAACTGTCGGCGGCCTTGACTACTTCCAAATTTGGAAAAGTGTATACGCGGTTAGCAATGGCGGTATTTATGGCAACAAGGGCGGCGGCGTCGCTTGCGTCCAATTCGTCGACGAACAACAGGGCGCCCTGTTTCATGGCCTTATACATAACGCCCTCTACGTAATGGCCGTTAGCGTCCATATATCCAGTGAGTTGCTCAGCGTATGTAACTTTAGGCACTGGATAATAGTTGCCCTGTTCGATTGAATAACCAAGAGCGTTAGCAATGACGCCCGCGGTGTAACTCTTGCCAGTGCCCGCGGGGCCGACAAGATAAACGCCTATGCCATTGTGAACGACGTTGAGAATAAAGTCAAAGTTGTCGCATTGTGCGCCGTCTACCTTGATAGCGGGCCTGTCTCCATTCTTTATAACTATCTCTCTAACACTGTCTTTAAGTGCGGCGCTTACATGCTCAGAAATGCGGGCGTCTATCTGCTCCATATCAACGCTACAAAGGCCGCTAAGTGCGCTCATTATATCCGACAGGGCGCGGGCCTTGTCTGTTGTCGCGGCGGCGTTGGCGGGCCTTGTCGGCGTCGTAGCGGGCGCGGGCCTGTCGGCGGGCGTCTCTTCTTCTGTTGTCGTAGCGGGCGCGGGCACTGTTGCGGGTGTTGTGCCGCTCACAATGAAATCAATAAAAGCGTTGAGGACGGCGGCGGCCTTTGCGTTGGCGGCGCTCATTGCTTTATACTGTTCAGTGCGGACAAATTCCCAAATTTTGGCGGTATTGGTAAAATTGTCTGTGTGTGCCGCGATTGTCTGCTCACATTCAACAAGGCGCTTGTTAGTTGCCTCATAGTGATACTTTTGTGCGGTTGCTCTTCTAAATGCGTTGAAATACTGTGCGCACTGTTCTGTTACTCTTCTCTTGTCTTCCATCTTGGAACCTACCTTTACTAGGCCTTGCGGCCTGTGTCGTTATCTACGGCGCCAACGGCGCCCACAAGAATACTACCACATGGCGCCGCTATTGGTCAATATTAAAAAACTATCAAAATGACAGAGTACACTTTTTTTATATTTATCGCGTGCATGTTGACCGCCTACAGGGCCGCAAAACAGGCCCAAAAACGGCAATTATTTGCCCTGTATAGAGTTAGAAAAACGCTATCAAAATGATATATAAATCATTACGCCATATAGAGTTAGAAACGTTCAACCTTCCGTCGGAAACAATTTGTTTTTGGCGTTGTAAATCATTATAATATAAGCATTTATCGCGGGCAATTCCCCTAAAAGGGGTCGCCGTAGGCCCTTCGTTTTTAGAGAATTGCGCACAGGCGCGCCGATGGTTCAAGACGTGTTGCAATAGGTCAAAAAAAACTCGCGGCCTACGGCCCGTTTTTTGCGTCTAGCGGGCAATTTTTTTGTTACTATAAACAGTAACAAAGGGCCTACAGGGCCGCCTGTGTGTTACTGATTTCAGTTACATGTTACCGCTTTTGATAACGCCGCGGGCCTTGTCGGCGGGCCGACCTGTGTCGGCGTCGGCATTGGCCTGTAGGCCTGTCTTGCCCGCGGGCGGGCCTGTGTGCCTGTAGGCCGTCGGCGGCGGCGTCGGCGGCGCGGTCAATCCGTCGCCCGCGTAGGTACTGTACGCGGCCCAGCAACCCCGCGTCGGGTGGGCGGCGCCCCGACATGTCTCAAATCGCCGTCGTTTTTTGGACGCAATAGTGGCAGAGCTTTGCTATCAAGGCTCTATCAGTATCACATAGGCCCTCAATGCCCTCCAAAACCCTCAAAACAGGGTCATTTTGGCAGTTTTGGTCAAACAGTTGCTCTACGGATACCTCCAAAGCCCGTGCAATGAGGTAGGTGTTGTACCCGTCGGGAACGGCGTTTCGTTGTCGGCTCCGTTCCAGCGAACGACGGGCAAGGCCGCATTTTTCGGCGAGCGAGTATATGTTCAACCGGCGCCGTCGCATCAGCTCGTCGACATTTTGCCAGAAAAGGCGGCAGATTTCATCGTCGTGGGTCATACAGCTTCAACGCCTGCCGCCTCAGTTGCGGCGCCATTGTTTGAAAGAAGTCCACCTTTGACGAACGGTATCATTTCCGGGTGGACTTTCAACAAGAGGACGATTTCTTCGACGGCTGGGTTTTCTCCGACAAATCTCTGGGCGTTGGTGAGCGATGTCGCATCTCTACCGAAAACAAGAAAGTCGATGGAAACGTCGAAGGTAATCGAATAGCGATACAGAGCTTCGGAGGCGGGGAGCCTCTTTAGTCTGTAACTGTTGTCATAGGAGCTATAGGGGATATCGTGAGCGCGGAAGAATCCCTTTTTTGTGGTTGTCTTCTCTTCATTCATTTTACGCGCGAGGCACGCATGAAAGCGCGACCAGAATCCATCAATGTCTATAACCCCCTCGTTCTGTAAATTTCTAGTGTAAGCCATACTTCTAAAATAACCTATAAAGGTGCCTTCAATAAAGATTTTTTTGTGTAAATTCGGGTAATTTCGGGAAAATTGACGTAAATTCGGGAAATTTTCTCTTGACAGCGTCACCTTTTTGGGTTATTAGTAAAAAACGTAAAGCACCTAAAAAGGTGATTTGGGAGTTAGATGATGGGAGCTGAAAAGAGATTATTCACCGAAAGGGAAATGTCAGAACTGACAGGGAAATCCCGCAAGACGCTATTCAACTGGCGCAAGAGCGGCAAGGGGCCGTCCTATATCAAGGTCGGTAGAACCGTACTCTATCCGAGCGACAAATACGATGAATGGAGACGTGGGGAATGAGTGAGGAATCAAAGAGATTTGTCTGTCAGCAGTTTGAAGAGAAGATGTTCTATTCGATTTATGAGATAGCCGACATCTTCCATTGCTCGCCGAGCAAGATTCGGGCCGATGTCAACAAGGGCCTTCTGACGCCCATCAAAATCAAGCCGATGGTTTTCGCAAGGTCGGCAATCGACGAATACGCAAAAAACAGTATGGAGTTCATGCGTCTCAAGTATCAGACGTGAAGTTTTGTGCAGGGACGTAGTGTAACGGTAGCACAAGGGTTTTTGGTGCCTACAGAACAGGTTCGATTCCTGTCGTCCTTATAAACGGCATGTCGTCGGCATGTCGGGAATTGTAAGCCATACGACGGCGGAATTCAACGCATCCTTTTGTTCCTATGATTGTTGATTCCAACGCAGAGAGTTCCGCCGCCGTCTTTTTGAGGGAAGTGAGGTTTGAATGCAGGGTCTTAGACTTTATCAGACACAGGCAAGATTTTCTGTCAACAGACTGATGAATTCATCAAGACACCCCGTTCTTGTATTGCCCACAGGCACAGGCAAGACGAAGACCGCCGTGGGTATCATCGAGGACAGGGTCGCTCTCGGCGGCAGAGTCTATGTCCTTGTTCCGCAGATTGAGATTTTCACCCAATGGGTAAAAGACCTCAATGACGCGGGTCTGAATCCGGGCATGATTAGGGACGGCAAGGTCATGGGCGTCAACCGCAAGGTCTATGTCGTCATGCCTCTGACTCTGATAAACATGCTCGCGCATATCCCGCAGTCCATGTATCCCACCGAAATCATCACGGACGAATGCCATCACAGCGAGGCCCGCTCTTGGCAGGCGATATACGACTTCTTCCCGAAGGCGACGCGCCTCGGTCTGACGGCAACTCCGCAGAGAACCGACGGAATCCCGCTTTCGAACACTTATACCGACATCGTGTCTACAATCGACATGAAACAGGCAATCGAGGCAGGCTATCTTTCGAAGCCGCTCTGCATTGTGCCCGAAGAATACGCAATCGACGTTCCTGTCGTCGACGGAGACTATGACCCGAAGGCGCAGGCGAAACTCTTGGGCAAGCCCGAAATCATCGGCGACGTAATCGACCTCTACGGCAGAATCTTCGTCGGGAAGCCTGTAATCGTGGCCTGTTGCTCGTTTGAGCATGCACAGGAAATGACCGAGTCGTTCTGCAATGCGGGATGGAACTTCAAGCACATACATTCGAATCTGGCGCCCGCCGACAGGGCGGCAATCATCAAGGATGTCCGTAGCGGCGCAATCAACGGGGTGTGTACCGTTGGAATCGGAATCGAGGGCATGGATATCCCCGGTCTCTACGGTCTGATTTGGCTCAGACGCACGCTTTCCTTGACCATCTATCTGCAATTCTGCGGACGCGTGCTCCGACCCCTTGAGGGCAAGACACACGGAATCATCGTCGACCCCGTCGGCAACGTATTCATCCACGGACTGCCCGAACTGCACCGCACATGGAGTCTCGACGGCACGACGGAGCAGAAGGTCGAACACCCCATAATCTGCCCGGAATGCGGCACGGCAAATCCACAGAAAGCACACATCTGCACCGTCTGCGGTGCCATTATATGCGACAGTGAGCCGAGAAGGGAAGGAAAGAAACGCACTATCCCTTCCATGTACGATGGAAAACTTGTAGCCGTCGGAACGAATGACTACGAAGTGCAACAGGCGATAAGGAGCATGAAGGCACAGGCGGCCCGCATCAGAAAGGAGCGACAGGCAGGGACGCTCGAACCTCAAGTCCTTCCCAAATCCGAACGCATGAAGCTGTTCAGAGAGAACATGCTCAAGCCACAGAACAGGGAAAACTTCAAAGACGCAATCAAAATCCTCAAAGGAGACGTATAAATGAAGGAATTTACATTCGTAAATGACATTTTCCAAGGTCGCGGGGTAAAAATCGGCGCAAGCGAGGTGCCGGCTCTTTTCCCGAACCCGGAAAAGCCGACGGAGAGCGTTCTCGGCTTCGGCAAGACGGCTCTTACCGTATGGCAGGAGAAGGTCGGCGAGAAGTTGCCCGACAAGGCGGGCCTTGCCGCGGAAATGGGTCATTACCTTGAACCGAAAGCGATTGAGCTTTTCATTCGCGGGGTTTGGGGTGAAGACGTCGCAAGAGCATGGATGATAAAGAGGATGGACTTCGAAATGAAGGGCGGAAGCCCGGAAAGGGCACAGGCCTATCCGATTCTGTCCATGACGTCGTTTTCCGACGAAATATCCATTGTCCACCCCGACGGATTGCACCTTGCGGAAACGAACGGCCGTATTGTGAAGACCGATTGGGGATTCAACGTCGACACGCGCAAGGACTTCTTGATTGAAGCGAAGAGCGCGTCGTTCTTCTCCGCCAAGCGCGGCGACAGCGAGGTCAAGGGATACGACAAGGAAGACAAGACATGGCAGGGAATCCCGCTCAAGCACTTCTTCCAAATCCAGTTTCAGATGCTCAAGACAGGCGTCGACCTCGCATACCTCGTGCTTATCAGCAACACATCCAGTTTCGACGTGTGGGAAATCAAGGCCGACAGGAAAATCATGCGCGAAATCGACAACGTGACAAAGCTCTTCATGAAGCACGTCGTCGACCGCACCCCGCCGAAAGAGCTTGCAATCAACGTCGACGACATCAAGATTCTCTTTCCGACGGTCAGCGACGACTTCCTGCTCGTCAGCGGCGACGAGGAGAAGAACCTCAAGGAACTGGCTACACAGATGCGCTATGCCGCGGCACAGGAAAAGCTCTGGGCCGAGAAGAAGAAAGACCTGTCCGACGCCATTTCGGTACACCTCGGCGGATTCAAGGAAATCAAGGACTCAGAGGGAAATACGATTGCACGATGGACGGTTCAGAAGGGCACGGAATCCATGCCCGGAATCAAGACCATCAAGGTCGAGAATCCCGAAGTCTACAAATATCTGAACAGGAAGGGCCTTGTCTCTGTAGGACAGGGCAAGAGATATGTCACTGCGGTCTATGACGAGACCAAGAAGGAGAAAAAGGATGCAGAAAATTGATTATTCAGTAAGTGATTCGTTCTACGTGGACGTCACACCGAAAATGGCGGAAGAGTGGCTTGAGAACCACAACAAGCGCAACCGCACCGTAAGACAGAGGACTGTCGACGCCTATGCGAGAGATATGGCGGACGGCAGATGGGAACAGAACGGAGTACCTATCATCTTCGACAAGAAAGGCGTTCTGCTTGACGGACAGCACAGGCTGTGGGCAATCTTCGAGTCCGGCATTGCGGTCAAGCTCCTCGTCGTCACAGGAGCGGAGAGCGGCACATACATCGACTGCGGCGTCGGAAGAAACATGACGGACAGGCTTGTCATGGGCGGTATCTGCTCGAAGAAGGATGTAAGAGCCAACATGTATATACAGAGTGCCGCGTCGCTTGCAATCAGCGAAACAGTAGTGGCATACGCTTCGAAGAAGATTCCGATTGACCTCAAGCTCGACTGGATGAACTCGCGTCTCGATACACTCGAAAAGGTCGTCGCAATCATTCAGAAAGCAACGAAGACGACGAAGAACATCAAGTCCGGTTCCGTGATTCTGGCAATGGTGGCCGCGCTTGAGAGCGGCGCGGATTTGAAGAGCATCACAAGATGGTATTCCCTCGTCGCTTCCGACGTCTATGCGGAGGAAGAGGAATACGCCGCCGTCAAATTCAGAAGCTTTCTCAATCAGCTTCCGTCGCTTTCCGGCATATCAATCCGAGAGGACGTCTATCTGAGGGCACAGTGCTCAATCAGTAATTTCATCAAGAAGAATCCGAGCGGAAAGATTCAACCGAAGGCAATCTATGACACACCGAGAATCAAGGGAGTATGGAGATAAAAATGAGAGATTTCTGTCCTGTATGCAATACGAAACTTATCAAAAGCAAGGTCGGCGACGGCCTTCTCGCCTACGCTTGCGGCAACTGCAAGGTGAAGGGTGTCGGCCATGACGCGAACGAGGCTTGGTCAGACTTCTGCTCGAACCTCGGAGTCGTAGACCCCGAAGGCACAACCGTACTGGCGACGCCGGACACGGTCAACAGAGACGGCTTTTTGCAGTACGTCAACAACAATATCAGAGCATTCGCAAACAGGGCGTTTGCAAACATGTCGAAGAGCGCCGTCGAGAGACTTCTGACGGCGAATGCGAACTACATCACCTGTGAAAAGTCGCTTGAGCCGTTATGGTCGACGGAAGAGGGAAGACAGAGCCTTCTCGACTGCTTCAACGAGGCCCTGTCAATGGCGGCGGAGCTTCCGGCGTTGGGTTACATCATCGCTTTCGGCGGAACTGCAATGTTCATTCCGAGGGTCGAGGCCTATAGCAACATCCTCACCAACGGGGTGAATGCACCGTTCAAATGGGTGTCAATCGAGGCCGTCCATGAGCGCGACAAGGTCAAGTGCACGAAGGTCAACGGAGAGTTCTCTCTGACGTTCGAGAACATCGACATGTTCAACAGAGGCGACGTCGTGAGCGTTGCGGTCTACGGCTACAGCAACAAGCACGGCAAGGTAATCGGCGACGTCTATGAGGCCCGTCGTCTGCTTGAGAAGGGAACCGCATCGAGTTCGGCGTACAAGCAGTACAAGACCATGCTCGACAAGTGGGTCAAGGCCGAATCGGAAGGACGCGTATTCTCCGACAACAAAGGCGAATACTTCAACGACGTCAGATACAAGAAAGACGGCTCGACCTATGAGAAGAAGGTTTACAAGGCTGAAATCGTGAATCCGTATGATGGCCCACACAAAGAGGAAATGCTTAAAAAAGTCGCGGGCAAGTCATATCTAGGCCCGTTTCTCAAGGAAAGGCTTGGACATAACGTCGTCGAGGAAATGAATGCAATCACCGACGTCGACGTCGTCGAGGAACAGACTCCGGCGGAGAAATCCGTTGATTTGGCGAAGATGCAGGTGGTCGAAGAACAGGTCGTCGAGACAGCCGACGCAAATGAAGGAGAATCCGATGTCTGATATCAACAAAGTTTTTCTTATCGGTCGTCTTACCAAAGACTGCACCACAAGGCAGGTCGGGCAGAACACGGTGACGGAATTCTCCGTCGCCGTGAACAGAACCCGCAAGCAGGGAACCGAGTACGTCGAAGAGACTTCTTATATCGACGTGAGGCTGTGGAACGGAAACATTGCCGCATATCTACTCAAGGGCAAACAGGTCGGAATCGACGGCGAACTGCGGCAGGAGCGATGGGAGAAGGACGGGGTGTCCAACTCGAAGGTCATTGTCGTCGCGAACAACGTGAAACTGCTTGGCGGCGACGTCGCGAAGCCGGCTCCGGCACAGGCTCCGAAGTATACCACCCCGTCATATCCGGCGGCAGGTGGCCCGGAGGAATTCGACGACGGCGGTGATATCCCGTTCTGAGAGGTGACTGATGATTTACGAGCTATTGCTTGAAGCCAAAGACCACACATTGACGAGGGCGGAACTTGAGAGACTTACAGGTCTCTGCGACAGGACGAACAGGGAAATCATTGCCGAAGAGCGCAAGAAGCACATAATCCTGTCGTCGTCACAGAAGAAGGGTTATTATCTCCCGAAAACGAGAGACGAGATAATCACATTCATCGAAGAGGAGAAGAACCGCATCAAGAATCTTGAGCTTTCATTGAAGGCGGCAAAGAAAGAGCTTAAACGGCTCGACACGAGGGTTCAGCCCGACCTCATAGGGGAGATTGTAGTAGATGTCAATTAAAAGAAAAGAGCTTATAGTCGGCGACCTGTATCAGTTATACGGCAGGGAAATCGCCAAATTCTTGGGATTCGACAAGGTAAGCACGAAGGCCGTGTTTCAAACGGCGGACGGCGAAAAGAAAATCGTGTGCATGGATTGTGTGTATAAGCATGTGGGAAAGGAGAAGCCGAATGAGGAATAAAAAGAAAGAGGAGAACTTACTTCTCCCCTTCCTGTTTGACGGCCTTTGTAAGACGCGCTGTTATCCAGTTGTTCATAGACCTTCCGCCGTCGGCGTCGGCGCATTTACGAATGCTTTCGCGGAGTTTAATCGGTATATGGATGGTCAGCATACACATAGGCTCTTCACTCTTTTTTCTAGGCATAAACACCTCCGAATTAAGAATAACACGCTGTCACCAAACTGTCAACATGATAGAAAAATGACATCAAATTGAGAAATACAAGGTAGGTTTAAGATGGCAAAACCCAGATATGGAAAGATTTATGAGACGACGTGGCGCGACGCACAGTTCAAGCGTCTGTCGGATAAATCCAAGCTGGTATATTTCTTTCTGCTCTCCTGTAACGAGGGCAACTGCATCGGTCTTTTCAGAATCGGGATGGGTTCGATTGACGACCATCTGGGATTCGGCGAGAAGGTGATTAGGGAATCCCTCGACGAGCTGAGAAAGGCTGAAATGGTCGAGTATGAGGACGGATTCGTCTTCATTCCGAAGTTCCTCAAGTGGAATTCGTTCGAAAGTCCGAACGCGGCGACGAACGGAGCGGACACTTTGAACGACTTGTTGGAGTACGATGCGCCGCCGACGAGATTCGTCGCAGATTTATGGGAGCGTTCAAAGTCTTATCTCGGAAAGTTTTACGACCATTTCAAGTACAGAGTCAATGAAGACCTTATCAAGCCTTATATAACCGCTCCACAGACCGAAGGCAAGCCCTTGACAAGCCCTACCGAAGCCCTTGGCAAGCCCTTGGCAAGGGATACCGAAGAAGTAAGAAGTGAGAAGTTAGAAGTAAGAAGTGAGAAGTTAAAAGAAAAAGAATCTAAAGAAAAAGATTTTGACCTTTTCGACAACCCTTCCAAAGAGGTCGGTTATGCGGATGTGCAGGCGCTCTATAACAAGGTCTGCAAATCCCTTCCGAAATGCACTTCTCTCTCCGACAAGAGACGCAAGGCGATTGATGCCTGTGTCAAGGAATTCGGATTCGACAGGATAGGCGAGGCCTTCGCTCTCGCGGAACAGTCCGACTTCCTTTCGGGCCGCAACGGCGGATGGAACGGGTGCGGGTTCGACTGGCTTTTGGTGAAGGGTAATATGCTCAAGGTTCTTGAAGGGTATTACAAGAACCGCAAGGGGCAGAAACCGGGTACGGGGTCGAAGACGAACTTCCAGACAATGAGGGATTCCGACTTCGACGGTGTCGAGAGCGGTTCTGATATTTCGATTTGAGAAGGAGTGCACAATGAAGGAAGTCGAGGGAAAGGTCGTCGAGATTATCGGCGAGGAAGAAGGATTGCAGAAGGTTCTCGTCAGATGCGAGAGACATGGTGAAAATGAGTTTCTTCACAGGTTTGGATATTTGTTCAGCAGTTGGAAGCTCCCTAAACTCAGCGTAGGGGAAACCTATTGTCCGTTCTGCATACAGGAGCAGATGGACGAGGAAAAACGGGAAATGAACAGGAGAATATACCGCATGGCATATCTTGAGAAGGTCAACATCCCGAAGATGTACCTTGAAGCGAGAATCGACGACGAGCCGAGAAACGCCGGACAGGCGAGATATGTCGAGAAAATCCGTCGGTTCATGGACGACCCGACGAAAATCTCCTTCGTCGCAATCGGCAACGCCGGAACAGGTAAGACATATTACGCCTGTGCTATGGTCAACGAGCTGAATGACACTATCAACGTCTGCGAAGAGATAACTCCCGTCGCCTATTATGCGACGCAGGCGGAGATATGCGCGGACTTCAAGGCGACGTACGGGAACGACAAGACCGAGCAGGAAGTGATGATGCAGTACATGTCGTACAGGGTTCTCGTTATCGACGAGCTTGCCGGCGCCGGATGGTCTGAGAATACGCAGTCGATAATGACGCAGATGATTACGAAAAGAGCCGACAACGGACTCAAGACGTTCGTAATCTGCAACCGCTCAAGCTCCGGCTTCAAGGAACTGTTCAACGACCCCGTCATTTCAAGGCTCCTCGGCGCCAACTGCTCGATAAGCTGTAACATGACGGGCGAGGACTGGCGGAACGCCAAAGTCGATGAATCTGTTAAAAATATATCAAAGTGATATAACTTATGCCTTGACAATCACCTTTAAAGGTGAGAGAATTAAGAATGAAAACCAAGAAGAGGTGTTTATGAAAAAACTGGGAATCAAGGACGCATTGGTCGACGTCCTGCGCATATCCGTCTGGATTCTGATTCTGGCCGATATGCTCATGCTGACCTTGGTCGTCGTCGGATTCATAAAGATGCCAATTACGCCACTCGTCGTGATAGGTGATTTTCTGATACTTGTCCGGCTCTTGCTCGGATTCGGGGAGTAAGGCAATGGCAGATAGGACTTACGGAAACAGGGAGAAGCGCCTCCCACAGAAGAAGAAAAGGACAAGAAACGCGAACATGGGTTGGGCGAAGACGATGATTCGCAAGTCGAATCAGAAAATCGAGTCCGACGACCCGATAGAGCTTGCCCACAACCGCGGATTCTGCGCCGGAATCAGATATGCCGTGTCGGCGGCGGGATTCAAGTACGCTTTCGACGAGGAACGTCATTTATACGACGTCACCGGCAGGAGAGACGACTGATGGGCGTAAGATGTCCGATATGCGGCGGCAATAGGACTGAGCAGTACGGCGTTGTCATTGTGTGCCGCTCATGCCATTGCGAGACAAGACCGGGCGGCGTACTGCTCGGCGACAAAATCAAGGAGAAGGTTGACGAAAAATGCCAGCAAGTGACATTACAGGGCCGAAAGGCGAATTGAAGGAATTCGGGTTCAAGCCCGGCGTCGGAATGATATACGTCGACGAACGCGGCAACAAGTTCGTGAGAAATCAATATATCCGCCGTGGAAGAACACGTGAGCAGAACATTACTGACGCCGGCATGGGCCGACCGCACATGTCCAAGAAGGCTCGATTGAAGCTCAAGAAACAGTACGAAGAGTATGAAAGACAGCGCAAGGAGCAACACGATGCAGAACAGTAGGCCGGACTACGGGGAAACGACAGGACTTCTTTATGACCTTGCCATGCAGAAGTATGGAATAGCGGCACAGACCGTCGTGCTTTGCGAGGAGTGCTCCGAGGTGATAAAGGCCGCGTCGAAACTTCTGAGATACGGCAAACAGGGCAGGCAGGATTTGGTCGAGGCATTCGCGGAGGAGATTGCCGACGCCGAGATTATGATGGAACAGCTTGAAAGGTATTACGGCATAGAACGTGATACGATTGAACAGTACAAGTTCGCGAAGAGGTGTCGCCTCAAGACCTCCATTGACGGCGACTCAAACGGAGTCCCAGATGGCGAAACAAAAGAAGATTGAAGACGACGGTAATGAGTTGTCGGCCATAAAGGAAATCAGAGCGGCGGTAGTGCATGAGTGCTTTGTCCGCCGACATGACGGCACCTGTCTGAGAGGCAAGTGCCTCAGAAATGAGCAGATGCGGGAGCTTTGTCTTCCCGACGAATCCGACGCCTTGCTCACCGACGAAGAGATGAAAGGAAAAGCCGTGGCTATGGGTTTGATGAAGTTGGAGAAACTTCCGCCCGAAGCCAAGACCATAGATTGACCTTAATTTTGTATTTCTCCATGCCCCAAGTTACGACTTGGGGCCTTTTTTTTCAGTAAATATTGCCTCCGCGGCTGAGTACGCGGCGTTTGGCGATTTTGTGCTGTTGGGTTTCGACGGCCACGGTCTTGACCGCCTTGGTGAACTTGGCCTCGATGTCGTCGTAATCCTTCGCCTTGAACCTGTAGGCTCCGATAAGATACCACATTGCGCGGTTGTATACGTTCAAGTCCAAGAATTCGTTTCTTTTGCGGTGAGGCGACCACCATCCTTTCTTGTGTTTGGAATCCGGCGGCATGTAATCTTCTGCCGTAAGTTGCTTGAAAGTCTCCTCGTCGTAGTCGGCGGGGAACTTGAGGATGTTCTGCTTCGTGCGGGCCACGTTGTCCTCTTCATTGAGGTCTTTGTAGATTTGGGTCTTGAGGACGGATACGCCGACGTCGATGAACATGAACACGCCGTCCTTTCGTTTCTTGTTCTTCGAGAGCTGTTTCTGCCCGCGCTGGCCGGGCCTGTCGAGCTTGAACGGGGTTATGATGTCGTCGATTGTGTCGCGGCCACGAACCTGTGTCAGTCTGTATTCGCCTTTCAAGCCGCGGGCCTCCTCAAGCCTGCAATAACTCTGCCAGAACGAGTTCACGACCGACGTGTTGTATGAGCGGTCGATTGCATTCTGGACGGTTCTGAGAACCACGCCGTCGCGTCTGATGAACTGTCCGTCGAGAATCGTCGTTTGGAACTCCGTCCAGCATTTCGAGTTCAAATCGTCGGTCTTGACGTCCTGTTCGCAGAAGAACTTGTAGACCGCAATCGACTTACTTCTTCCGTTTCGACACCATCCTTTCAGCTCCGTCTCAAGTCTGTTCTCCTGCACGTCGGTCGCCGACGTCAAGAAAATCACGTCCTCCGGGATTTCCCCGGAGATGTAGTCGCTTCCGCGGGATTCGTTGTATAGACGCTCCCATGACGGGGTGTCGGAGTATTCCTCATACGGCTGTGCGAGCACGGAGTTGTAGAATGCGGTGAGCTTTGCAGTGTCGCGGTCTTTCGACGCCTTGAGATATGTCTCCATCGCACCTTTCCAAGACTGCCAGCCTACGGGGGCATAAAGCCCGGAAATCCAGAAACCGACCTTGTTCTTGGGAGTCGGATTCGGATTCGTCGGCCTCCATTCGCCGCGCGGCAACATGTATTCCTTGTCGTAGTCGTGGATGTGGTAGTCGCAGTTCTCGCACAGCATGTAGACGTCGGTGACAAGCAGGCCCGTCGCCTCGTATCTGAACCGCTGGAAGTCTATCAACTGCATGTGGCCGCAATGGGGGCAGGGCACGAAGTATTTGCGCATGTCCGTCAGCTCATATTCAGTCTTGATTCTCGATGATTTGTTGGTCGTCGTCGACGACATGTAAATCTTGTATCTCGAACCGAAGCTGGAAACACGGTCTTTTGCGAGTTCGTAGACATCGCCCTTGCCGTTCAAGTCCTTCGGCATGGCGTCGGCCTCGTCGATATAGATGTAGCGTCTCGGATTCGAAATCCACGCCGCAGGCGCCTCGCCGGATGCGAACGAGATGTCGCCGCCGGGAAAATCCTTGAAATTCAAGGTGTCGCCGGAGCGGCCCGCCCTCTGTGCGAAGATTCGTTCGCGTATCATCGGATTTGCGTCGACAATCGGGTCGAACCTGTTCTGAATCATCTTGCGCATCTCTTCGGTGTTGGAGAATCCGAAAAGGATTCCGGCGGGAGCGTTGACGATGTTGAACATTATCGAGTTGAAGATGCTCTGTGTCTTTCCCAACTGGGTGCCCGACCAGACGATAATCTCGTTTATCGGGTTTTCGGGATGCAGGCAATCCATGATTTCGCGGAGATACGGAGTCCTGTCGATTCTGAACGGGCCGGGTTCCGCAGTCACTTTCGGCGGCAGTATTATATTCTGTTCCGCCCATTCGGTGATGCTTATGTCGGGTACCGGCTTGAGGGCGCTGAGAAAAAGCTCGCGGAGTTTGGCCGAAGACTCGTCGAAAAGCGGATAGATGGCCTCAAGGGCCTGTAGGTCACTTGCGTTTGCGCTTCGCCTTGTCATTTCTACGGGCAATCTCCTTGAAATCCTTTTCGAAATTTGTCTGAATCTCCGAAAGAACGGCCTTTGACGCGTCTAACAGGCATTTCGACACAACCGTGTCAATCGTATCCTCACTGTCCTCGTTCCATTCCTTTACGAGAGTCTTGATTCTCGCGACGAGAACGCCGGTGTTCCTTGACGGAATGGCCATAACCCCGTCGCGTAGCGAGACGAGCAGATTGTAGAACAGAGCCACAGCTCCTTCGAACGGTATGAGTTCCTGTACTTCCTGTAGATACTTGAGCTGATTGCGCTCGGCGTCGATTTTGACTTTTTTCGTCGCATACCACTGGTATGTGTAAGGCTCGGCCTTGATTCTTTCGTCCGGCGCGAAGGACTTGACGTTTTCCGGGGTGAACCCGTCGACGTCGTCGGGAACGTCGGGAATGTCGCCGAACGAATCGCGCACTGCCTGCGGGTCGGGCTTGCGCGGTTTCTTGTTGGCCGCACGGCCCGTTCCGGCCAGATGGTCGGTTCTGTTGGCCTCCCAGCGGTTCTTGTTCTCGTCCCAGTCGATAAGAAAATATCCCTGTGAGTTCTTGACTTCGGAAAGGGCGATGCGGCCCGATTTGACGGCACGGTTGACTTGGGAGATGTTCACCCCGACGCGCCGCGCGAATTCCGTCTGCGTCACGTATTCGTGTTCTTGCTTTTTCTTTTTCTCAGTTCCCATCAGACAGTCCAAAAAGCACGTCGATTTCGTAGACATTGTCGTCTGCGCCGGTGAACGTCATGCCCTGCCACTCGTCGTTCATCGAATTGACGGCCTCATTGAATTCGTTGTTGTTCATCCGACAACCTTTGGAGCGGATATAAGAAGCCGTTTCCTCTACCCCGTAGGCCACAACTGACGTCCCCTGTGACAGATTGTGTATGATGAATGGTCTCTTTTTCCGCATTACGCTGTAATAATAACACCCGTTTTTGCAACATTTCAAGGGGATAAATCCATATTGAAAAAGAAATAGGAATTAAAACACACGCAAAGTTGGCTTTTGCGACAAATTGTGTAGAATGATAGTGTAATGACATACGAACAGGCAAAAGCCAGAAAGGCAAAACTCGAAGCAAGACTCGAACACCTTGAAGCCGCCTACGTGAGGACGACTGACCTCGGACAGGTTTTCTCTCAGACGGACGGCGACGCCCGTAACGAAATCGAGAGAATCGACTTCACAAAACTTGCGAACGAGATGCGCAAAATCGAGTCGGAGTTGGCAAAAATCGACGACTTGATTGCCAAGTACGAAGGCCGAATCGTCGCACATAAGCGTTACGTGAAAATGAGAGGAGTCTGACATCGTGGCCTATCCGAAAGCGAGACTTGAAAGCGTATATACTCCGACGTCGAGAAGCAAACAGGTGATGAACTATCACCCCGACTTTCTCGACAACCTAAATTTCTACGTCGGGTACGAAGTAGACCAGAGCCAAGACACCGGCCTCGGCCTGCTTGCAGACAATCCGATTGGAAGCGGCATAATCAAGACCCTCGTCGACGGGACAATCGGTAACGGCCTCGACATCGAGACCGCCGTCATGGAAGACCTTCTTCCCGGCGTTCCGACCGATGTTATCGACAAGTTCCGCAAGACCGTCGAGGCAATGTGGCGCGTTTATTCGCGCAGTGCCGCGATGTGCGACTTCTACGGCGAGATGAACCTCGCTCAGATGGAAAGGCTCGCACTTCTCATGGGCGCCGCGGAAGGCGACTGTCTTGAGCATATCGGCATAGCCGACGTCGACGGCCTGTATCTTCCAAGAATCCAGATTATCTCCGGGCGCCTTGTCTCGTCTCCGTTCTATTGCGACACGGAGAGCATCGTGGCAGGCGTCGAGCGCGACAGACATGGCCGTACCGTCGCATACCATGTAGCACAGGTCTCGCCGACCGAGGCTATGGCGGAGAAGTGGGTCAGAAGGCCGCGCCATTCCAAGACGGGACGTCTGATGTTCAACCTTATCAAGTTCAACGAGATAGAGGCAGGACTGGTACGCGGACGCTCGATTTTCAACCCCGTCAAGGAGCTGATTATCCAGACAGGCAGATTCACCGAGGCGGAAGTGACGAAGGCAATCATACAGGCCTGCATCACGCTGTTCATCGAGAAATCCGACGAGACAATCGAAGACCCCGTCGACGGCGGACTGACCGCAATCGAGGATTCGAGAGTCACAGACCCGCAGACCTCGACGCCGGAAGGTGCTCCCGACGACCCGATTACACTGGCTCCGGGTGCCGCATACGACCTTTCACCGGGCGAGAAGGCACACCTTGCAGAGTCGACGGCTCCCGTCGCCGAATTCAAGGAGTTCATGGAGGGCCTGCTGAAAATCGTCGGAACCGCCGTCGGTATCCCGTATGAGGTGCTTCTCAAGTGCTTCAACAGCAACTACAGCGCCTCAAGGGCCGCCATACAGGACGCCGCTAGGGCGTGGGGAATCTGGCGCGACGAGTTCGCCGCCAAGTTCCTCAAGCCGATTTACACCCAGTTCGTGTACTGTCTGGTCAAGCAGGGTCTCGTCGAGGCTCCGGGTTATCTCGACGGCAACCCGTTCGTCAAGGCCGCATGGGAAGGCGTCGTATGGCATGGGCCTGCAATCCTCGACATCGACCCGATTAAGAGCGTGACGGCTTCCAAGCTTGCAATCGACGCCGGCCTCTCTACGCACGAAATCGAGGCCCGCAAGCTTTACGGAAACGACTTCGACGCCAATATCAAGCGCCTCGGCGAGGAGCTGAGAATGTTCGAAGAGAACGGGGTAAACCCCGAAACCGGCGGAAGCGCCGGTAACACGGACAACACCAAGGAGGAGAACAACGATGGCACGGAGAATTAACTCCACGGATATATGGCTCATTGACAGCATGGAGCGGGTCGATTCTCTCATGGAGCGCATGGAGATAGCCCAGAAGCATGTCGAAGAGGCCAAGAACGGCAATTATGACACCGAATACTGGTCAAGATATGTAAATTTCGGTTTTCCCGCCGACGTATTCTCGATGAACGACAAGGACAGGTTCGGAATCATCAGCGTTAATGACGAGCTTTTCGACCTTCCGTCATGGTTCGGCACGGACTACAGGACACTCTCAAGGGCACTTGAGAACCTTGAGGAGAATCCGAAGTGCGATTTCATCATTCTGAGCATCAACTCACCCGGCGGCATGATGTCGGGACTGTTTGAGTTCTGCAATGAAATCCGCAACTGCTCCAAGCCGGTCTATGCCTACGTCGGAAACTGGGCATGTTCCGCCGCCTATGCGATTGCCGTCTCATGCAAGGCAATCTACGCGACGCCAAGCAGTGAGGTCGGTTCCGTCGGCGCAATCTACCACATCACCGACATGAGCCAGTATTACAAGAAACTCGGAATCGAGGAAATTACAATCGCCGCCAAGAACAGCGAGAAGAAGCACCTCAACGTCAATTCCGAGGAGGGAAGAAAGACCTTGCAGGCCCGCATTGACAAGGCCGAGAGCTTCCTTATCGACCATATTTCAAAATGCCGGGGTGTCACCCCGGATGATGTGCTCGCCAACTTCGGACACGGCGACGTCTTCTATTCCTCAGACGCTATCGACAGAGGAATGGTCGACTATCTGGTGGCTGGACTCGACGAGTGCGTCGATAAAATCAAGAACCCCGGTTCTGCGGCAACAGAGAGTGCTTCTCTCGAAGCAGACAAGGGAAACAGAGAGGTGAGTTTGATGACAGTTGAAGAACTCAAAGCACAGTACCCCGACCTCTGTGAACAGCTTGAAGCATCTGCATCCGCAGAGGCGGTAGAGGCCGCCCGCGCCGACGAGCAGTCCCGTGTGGACGAAGCAGTCGCCGCCGAGCTTTCCAGAAGGAAGGAGATTGAGGCCTACGCCAGTGTCGACGACGCCGAGTTCAAGGCATTCGTCGAGAAGGCTATCGAAGACAAGACCTCAGTAGCGGACTTCAAGGTTGAAGCCGCAGGAATGCTTCTCACAATCATGGGAAAGCAGAAAGCAAAGGCTGTCGCCCAGCAGGGTGACAAGGACGATGTCAACGACGAAATCGACGAGTATTTCAAGGGTGAGGCCGAGGAAACCGCAAAGATGGCAGTCGAGACAAAGGGCCGCGAACAGAACGGAAAAGAAGACGTTGATGCTTTTTACGATTCAGAAATCGGGAAACTCAGCTTCGAAGAATAAAGTGTTGGAGGTAAAGTAATTATGGCAAACACTGAAAAACTTACTGTAACCCCTTCTAAGATTTTCCTCCATGTGGTCGAGAGCATTTCAAAGGTGTTCGCCACCGATGCCACCTATGGAGATGAACTGGAAGCGGGTGTGATTGTCGCTCTGAATAAGGACGGCAAGCTCGCAATCTGGAATCCGAACCTTGACACAACTGCCGAGGGCGCGGACGCAAATCTCGTCAACCCGTACGGAATCCTCATGGAAGGCGCTGACGCTTCCGCGGCTGACGTGTCACTCAATGTCCTTCTCGCCGGAGTTGTCGACCAGTCAAAGCTCATTTCCCTTGTCGCCGGCACCACTGTCGCACAGGGGTATGATGGTCTCCGCATGAGAAACATCATTTGCAAGGAGGTAATCTGATATGGCTACAATCTTTGAGCAGGCATATACCGTAGGAATGAGAAAGTTCCTCCAGAGATTCAAGAAGGAACAGCCCATCTTCTCATTCTTCAAAGACTTTGTCTTTGGTGGAAGTCCCATCTTCTCGACAACCGAGGAGATTCTGACCCAGTATCAAGTCCGCGGCGTCGACATTCTCGACGACACATTCCGCGGCGGTTCCGCAAAGGAGTTCGCCGGTGTTGACGGCTTCACCAACAAGAAGTACACACCTGCATACTTCTTCTATGGCACCAACCTCAACAGGGCCGACTTCCAGAAGTGCGTATTCGGCGAAGACCCGGCAAGACCGCTCTCACCGAAGGCAAGACTGAGCGCCGTCGCCGCACAGAAGGCATGGTACATCAGAAACTCCTACAAGGCCACCATCGAGAAGATGTGTGCCGACGTCCTCTTCGACGGAAAGATTACCCCGAAGGGAAATGCCGCAGGCGACATCGTGTTCCTTGAGAACGGAACAGAGTTCCCCGTCACAGGAAACATCAAGGCCGAGCAAACAATGTGGACTTCCTCAACCGACATCTATGCCAGACTGACCGCTCTGACCACAGAGCAGTTCGAGAAGTCCGGCGCATATCCGACACATCTGATTTGCGGTACCACAATCATGGAAATGATTCAGAATGACACCAAGATTCAGAAGCTTCTCGACAACAGACGCATGTTCGTCGGCGAAATCTCAATCAGACCGGGCCAGTACGACGGTGTCGCAGAGGTCGGCGAGATTGCACTCCCGAACGGCTGCATCCTCAAGCTCGTCACATACGTCGGCTTCTACAAGGACGGAAGCGGAAACAACGCCGCTTACATGCCCACCAATAAGATTCTCCTTGTCTCCAAGGGAATCGGCCAGATGGGCTATGCCGCTCTTGAGGGAATCGACAACGATGGCAACGCAACTCTCGTTCCGGGCGAGGAGTATGTCTCCATGTCCAGAAACGACGACATCCCCGTCGTCCATTCAATCAAGTATCAGAGCGCACCGCTTCCGATGCCTCAGAAGCTTGACGGATGGCTCGCTGTTCAGGTTCTTTCTTGACAAGGTTCTGAGAGGCGGCAATGTTCGAGTATCCCGAACTGATGGATAACATCGCAGGAGGAGAGACCTCTATTCCGGCGACGCTGATTTACAACGGCGTCGAATACGGGGTCTCCGGCGAGTTCTCGCACAGGTGGAAGCGCAAGGAAGTCGACGGACAGTTGACGACCGACCTTCCGCTTGAGACCGTCACCTTCATGATGCCCGCATCACAGATACCCGACATCGCCGCCAGAAGGAACTACGTCGAGTTCCAGTTCGTAATTGAAGCAGTCCAGTACAGTGTCAGATACGCGACCGGCACAGACCCCGTCACGTTCTACCTCGTAATTCCGGCGGAGACCATTCTTGTCCCGCCGGCCGACGACGAGGATGAACCGCAGG